ACACATTATGTTTATGTAGATACTTGGAAACCTACAAAGAAAAAAGCTATACAAGTAAGTACAGAAGATGACTTGCCATTCTAAATAACCTTAAATGAGGGGAGTAGGCAACTACTGCCAACCTAATATTAATATTATTAAATGTTTTTTTGCTCCCCTTATTTTTAAAACTATATAAATGACAGAAACACCAAATTATTGGGCTAACCTACCAGCTAACGTAAGATACAGTGATAAAATAAATCCTATGGAAAGATTGCTTTATGCAGAGATAACTGCTCTAAGCAACTATAAAGGATATTGTTGGGCTAGTAATAAGTATTTTGGTAAGATATTTAAAAAACATCCTAATAGTATAAGCAGAAATTTATCAAAACTTGCCTTACATAAATTTATAAAAATACAAATAGTCAAGACAGGTAATCATGTGGAAAGCAGAAGAATATCTATAGCTGATAACCCTAAACAAAATTGTGAAGTACCCATTAACAAAAATGTTAAGTATAATAATAAAAAAGAAAAAGAGCTTTTATTTGAAGAGTTTTGGAATAATTATAATTATAAAAAAAGCAGAAAATTATGTTATGCCAAATTTATGAAACTAAACATTGAAACTTGCAAAAAATGTGTTAGTTCTGCTACAATATATACTGATTCAATAAAAGATATAAAGTTTAAAAAACATCCTGCAACTTGGTTAAATCAAGGCTGTTGGGATGATGAGTTTGAACAAAGCAACAATGATAAAATGGTATATTAATGACATTTTACGACTATGGCATACAAATAAAAAAGTCTTCAGGGCAAGTAAAAACTAAGTGTCCTAAGTGTTCACATGAACGTAAAAAAAAGTCTGATCCTTGTTTATCTGTAAACATAGATGATGGCGTTTGGAATTGCCATAACTGCGGTTGGAATGGTGCTATTAAAAAACAAAACAACTATATGCAAGAAAAAATATATGTAACTCCAAAATCAACTAAAGATATGTTTGACTATTCAGAGAAATTTATTGAATGGTTTGCAAATAGAGGCATATCTAAAAGCACTTTAATTCAAAATAGAGTTGGTGAAGGAAATGAATATATGCCACAAGTTGGCAAAGAAGTAAAAACAATACAATTTAAATATTATAGAGATAGTTCTTTAGTAAATATAAAGTATAGAGATGGTGCAAAAAACTTTAAATTAGTAAAAGATGCAGAACGAATTATGTATGGTATTGATGATTTACTTGGGAAGAAAGAGGCAATAATAGTTGAAGGTGAATTAGACAAATTAGCTTTTTATGAGGCAGGATTTAAAAATTGTGTTTCAGTTCCAAATGGTGCTAGTAATTTAAAAATGGAATATTTAAAAGATTTTCCAACTAATATAGATAGAGTATACATAGCTGTTGATAGTGATGAGCCTGGACAAAAATTACAAGAAGAGTTAGCAAGAAGAATAGGTAGAGATGTTTGTTATAGAGTTACATATCCAAATGATTGTAAAGATATAAATGAAGTTCTTATAAAAAATAAATCTTTTGGAGTAAAAGATTGTATAAGTAAAGCACAAGCATATCCTTTAGATGGCGTTTTAAATGTAAATGATTTTGATTTAGATATAGATACCTTATATGATAATGGTTTACAAAGAGGTGAAACAGTAGGGCATGAAAAATTTGATCAGTTATTTAGTTTTGCATCATCACAATTAACTGTAGTTACAGGCATACCTACACATGGTAAAAGTAATTTTTTAGAACATATTTGTATAAAATTATCATCAAAACACAAATGGAAATTTGGGGTTTTTAGTCCTGAACATTTTCCTATGCAATTACACTTTTCAGTTCTTGCAGAAAAACTTATGGGTAAGTCTTTTAGAAAAGCCACTAAGTATGAAAGAATGAGTAAAGAGGATTTAGACATAGCAAAAAGATTTATATCTGAACACTATCATTGGATTCGCCCAGATGGAGATGTATATACTATTGATGCAATATTAGAATCAGCAAAAGGTTTAATTAGAAGGCATGGTATTAACGCATTAATAATAGATCCTTACAATAAAATTGATGCAAATATAGGCTCACAATCAGAAACTAATTTTATAAATAAATTTCTTACAAAACTTACAATATTCAAACAAAAATATGATATACATATATTTTTAGTAGCACACCCTCGTAAAATGCAAAAAAAAGATAATGGTTATTATGAAGTGCCAAGTTTATATGATGTAGCAGGTAGTGCAAACTTTTACAATCAAGTAGATAATGGCATTTCTGTATATAGAGATTTTAAAAACTCCCTAACAAGCGTGTATGTGCAGAAAGTTAAATTTAGACATATAGGCGAATTAGGTTATGCTCAATTTAAATATAACATACAAAATGGTAGATATAGTGAGGTTGGCGAACACTTGGATAATGATACTTACATTAGTGATAAACAAGAAACAATGTTATAATTTGGAATTTAAAAAAATTTTTCGTTACATTGTATTATGAATTTTCCTGTTATTATAATTATAATAGTTACAATATCAATAGGTTTTGCTATTGGCACAATAATTACACTACTTATGGTGAACCAAGATATTAAAGATTTAAATGCCGAATTAGAATCTTGGAGAGAGCAATACTATAAACAACTAGATTTATTTAAAAACAAATATACAGATGATTAAAGTGGGAACTTTTTTTAGTGGCATTGGTAGTCCTGAACAAGCTCTTCTTAATTTAAATATAGATCACGAAATAGAATTTGCTTGTGATATAGATAAATTTGCTAGGGAAACTTACACAAAAAACTTTGATTGTAAAGAAATGTATAACGATATAACTACTTTAGATATGCAAAAATTATCTTATGTAGATTTATTAGTGTTTGGCTTTCCTTGTCAAGCATTTTCTTTAGCAGGCAGAAGAGGTGGCTTTGATGACACAAGAGGTACTTTGTTTTATGATGCCTTAAAATATTTAATTGAACACCGCCCTAGATATTTTATTGCAGAAAACGTTAAAGGTTTAGTAAATCACGATAATGGCAAAACTTTTAGAACTATTTTAGATTGTTTAAGTAAAACAGAAAACAATCAATTTTCTTTAATGCCATTTGATAATTTAGGTTATAACATACATTATAAAGTTTTAAATACAAAAGATTTTGGAATTCCACAAAATAGAGAACGTATTTTCATTATTGGCATTAGAGATGATGAAGATAATAATTTTAGATTTCCAAAAGGTGAAAAATTAAAACTTACATTAAAAGATATTTTACAGGATAATTACGACAATAAATATTATCTAAGTGAAAAAATGGTAGCTGGTATTTTTAAAAGTAATTTTCAAGAGAGAAAGCCTATGAATATTGATAAGGTTTCTAAATGTTTAAAGATTGGTGGTGATATACCTTGCTTTGAAGTTATAAGCCATTCTTTATATCCAAGAACAGGTGATCCAAAACAAGGAGGCACAGGGCGTTTAAAAAAATCAGATGGCACTTCGTATTGTGTAGATACACAAAATATGCAGGCAGTAGAGGTAGTGCAAGTAAATCAATCTAAAGAAAGCCATAATCAACAGCCATATCAACAAAATAGAATTTACGATACAAAAGGTTTATCTCCTGCTCTTTCTGCAAATTTAGGTGGCGAGAGAAATCATTTATTAAACACAAAAAAAATTAGAAGATTAACACCAATAGAGTGTGAAAGGTTACAGGGGTTTCCTGATAACCATACAGATGGAGTTAGCGACACACAAAGGTATAAGCAGTGTGGTAACACGATAACAGTGAATGTGATTCAGGCAATAATTAATAATTTAATAAATTAAATATGCAATTTGAAAATATTGTTTTAAATATGTCAAGAGCTGAAAAAATAAAGTATCTTCACGAATCTTTAGAAGAAAGAAACTTTGGAATGTTTCATTTACTTTCTACTATTTTATCTTTAAGAGATAAAAAACATGGTGGCATAGATAAAAAAGAAATAGATCTTATTTATCAAAAAGTAATTTTAGATGCCAAAACCAATATATAGAGTGTTGGTAAAGTTTGAATACCGAAACACAAAACGAAGTAATTATATTAAGGCTAGAATTAAAACAGGAAATATTGATACATTTGCCTTATCTAAAAATAAAGAAGAAATTCTTGAACACATAAAAGCAAGAATACTTTTTCAGATTGGTAAGAAAGATGGTGAAGTTGATATTAGAATTATAGATTACGAAATAGAAGGACAATATGGCAAAACAAATTACTAGAAGTAAATACTATTATGATTATGATAGAAATACTAATCAAACAAAAACAAAAACTATGATAAATCCAAAAATGAAAATGACTAAAGAACAACTAGGCTTAGTTTCTAAAGAGAGAAAAGAAAAGCCTGTTTATACTGGAGTATTAAAATATTTTCCAGATGCAATTTTAGAAGTTGCAAAATGCAGCTTTAAAGGACAAAAACAACACAACCCTACCAAACCCTTGTTTTGGGATAGAAGTAAGAGTAGTGATGAACTAGATGCTCTTGCAAGACATTTAATTGATGCAGGAACAATAGATAGTGATGGCGTAAGACATTCTGCTAAAGTTGCTTGGAGAGCTTTAGCTAATTTACAAAAAGAAATAGAAAATGAAAAGAAGAGAAGATGAGTCTTATGAAGATTATGTCATAAGAAGAAAAGAAGAAAATGCTAAAACAAAAAGAAAATTAAAAGGGATTAATATATTTCCTGGCGATTGGGGTACTTTTGATAAAAGAATAGATGGTGAATTAGAATCTAGAATGAAAAAGGTTATGGAAAAATTTAAAGATAGATTTAGAAATAAAGATGAGTGATAAGGTATGTGCTATGTGTGATAAGCCTTTAAGTGGTTGTCCTTGTAATCATAGGAAAGCAGATGATGGTGAAATTGTTCATGATCGTTGTTTAGATAAATATAATTATATACTAAAAAATAAAACAAATGGCAAATGAGTTAGATGATAAATTTAGGGTTATGGTAGATTTAAAAGTTAAAGGTAACGCTACAGGAACTATATTTGTTAGAAACGATTTAAAAGACACTATACAAAGAATTGAATCTACAAACGAAGATAGAGTTGTTGGTATTGTTTATGATGGCACATATAACTTAGAAATACTTACTCAACCTCTGCAAGACAAAGATAAATTAAAGAAAATTAAATGATAGTTTATCCTTTTCCTCCTATGGCTAAACCAAGAATGACAAGAGCAGATAGTTGGAAAAAACGCCCAATAGTTTTAAAGTATTGGGATTTTAAAGACAATATAAAAAACTGGGCATTCCAAAACAATTTTAGATTAGGCAACGAAATATATTGTGTATTTCACATACCTATGCCAAAGTCTTGGAGTATAAAGAAAAAAACACAAATGATTTATGCTGATCACCAACAACGCCCAGATGTAGATAATTTATTAAAAGGCTTAATGGATGCTTTGTTAGAAGAAGATTCACACATTCATACAGTATATGCAAGAAAGGTATGGAGTGATAAGGGATGTATAGAGTTTTATTCTCTTACTAATCTTTTACTCTCTTAATATTATAATCTTTTGATGTTTTGTATCTTTGCTTGTAAATTATATTACGGCATTGTCTTTCACTTAAATCATGTCTAATAGCAACATCCATAATAGTGTTACCTATATTACCTTCATTCTTTGTAATATAAATATCAAAATCTCTAAACATCATATAATTTCTTAATGATTTTGGTGCTATAATACCATTTTCAATCAAATGATAGACTAAATCTTTTACAGTAAAATCTTCACCCCACCTTATAATAGACTGATCTCTAACTAAATCTAAAAACTCATCTATAATTTCTATTCTATTTGGCATTAACTCCAATATCCTTTTGGACATTTAATAAAATCCTCTTCAATCCTATTTTTAGTTTGTAAGAAACAACCACAAGTTCCACACTTTTCAATTACTTTTAAAATGTTTTTGTATTCTCCACAGACATTTGATCTACAAATATCTAATCTTTTTTTAAACTTTTTTTCTGTTGTAAACTTGACACCCTTACCAATAATAAGTTGCCAAAATAATTTTCTTAAATCTTTAAACATAAACAAATGTATTATATTAATATTAAAATAAACTAGCTATAGACTCTTGAACTTGAACATTAGATTGTGAATTACTTATGTCTGATTCGCTTACTATAACTTTTTGTTGGTTTAATTTTTGTGCAATCGCCTCTGCGACATCACTAGCAATAAAACCTTGACCTGCATCTTTTAGTGCCATATTAGATGCTGGAGTTATACCGCCACTTTCAAAAGCAACACCACCACCCGCAACATTCATAGCACTTAATTGTGGCTTAAACATAGCTGTAGATTTTCTATTTATTACAGCCTCGCCTCCTTCTAGTTCTGCTACTCTACCACCAACAGCAAACTTAACACCACCTTGTGCGTGTCTAGCTCCATGCACCATACCACCTTTAGCAAACTTATCATCTGCACTAGGAACTAAACCACCTTGCTCACCAACAAATTTTTGACTAGCAATAGCACCAATTTGTGCTGCAACAAAAGCAGACATTAAAGGTGCTGCCGCAATAGCACCAATACCTGTTTGTGAAGAAACTTTTGTTATTGCTACTGCACCATTTATAACAGCTGATATTATTGAGTTGGTTTTTTCCATGATAAATAACTTTCTTTTTATCTCTCTTAGTTTTTCATCTTTTATTTTTTCTTGTGCTATTTCTCTTCTATCAAAAGCTCTTTGCATAGCCTCTGTGTCTTGCCCTGCCGCCTCAGCTTGTGCTAACTCTGCATCAAATTTATTTTGTCTATCTAAAGACTCTCTTTCAAAACTATCTTTAATTCCTTTTTCTTGTACTTCAGCTTGGTTTGATACAAATTGTGAAACTATGCTAAACATTTGACTATATATTTCGCCAACCTTTGCTAATCTTTCATCTTCTAAAGCATTCATAGAATCAGTTGCCTTTTTTGCTATGGCTAGTTTATTTGCTTGAAATTGTGCTTCACTAATTTCTCCTAAATCACGAAGATTTTGATTGTTATCGGTTTCTTCCTTTTTTAAATCTCCAATAAGTTTTTGTTGTTGTTTATTTATTTTAAATATGCCAAGTAAACCTTCATTTTCTTTATCTAACTCAAATTGTTGTTTTTGTAAAATGTTTAAAGCATTGTCATTTCTTTGTCTTTCTAAAATAATATTTATTTCATTTTCAGCTTTTAATTCTGCTTGTATTATAGCATCTTTATTGGTTTGTAGTTTTTTTAGTTCTTCATCTAAAATACCAGCAAAAGCATTTTTTCTAGCTGTTTGTCCTTTATCAGTTTCGGCATTTATTTCTTCCCAACCAAGTATTGTTAATTTTTTAAGAAATTCAAATTTATTTTTATTTGCCTCTAAAAATTTTATATCAGCTTTTACTTGCCCTTCTTCATTTTTATCTTGCTGTATATTTATATTTTTTATGTTAGCTTGATTTAGCGAAAGTTGTTTCTTAAATTTATTTATGTCAATATTAGCTAATTCTTTTGCGTTTTCTATTTCTCTTTTTTGTGTATCTTTTATATTAGCTATTCTTAGCTTTACTAATTTGTCAAAGTTATCTTTTGTTTTTTGTAGTCTAAAAGCAGATAAATCTCCATCCTTAAAAGCATCACCACCTCTTTTTAATGCAGCGTTGAGGTTAGTTACTTTAGTTTCCATCTCTTGTATTATAATATTTAACTCTTGACCTTGTTTGTTAAATTCCTTGTTGCCATCTTGAAATAATTTAAGCTGATCGTTTTCCATTAAACTAAAAATAAAATTATCGTAATTTATTTGTGCTTGGTTAATTAGCTTAGTATCTTCTGCGGCTTGTTGCTTTGTAAGTTCGTGTTGTAACTCTTGCCCTTCTTGTATTAATTTTAATCTTGTTAATTCAGATTCAGTTTCAGCTAAATTAATTTTTTGTTTTTCAGCATTCATAGATCTAAAATTTTCCAAATCTTTTTTGTAACTATCTCTTAATTTTAAACGAGTTGTCTTATCTTTTAAAATTCTAAAATCGCTAGTTTCTTTATCTGTACTCATTTTAAACTTTAACTCTTCTCTCTTTTGTTTAAGTAAATCAATATGATTTTGACTAACATCTTTTGCGTTATCTTTTATCTTTTGTCTTTCTATTTCTATTCTATTCATTTCTAAATCAAAATGTGCTTGGGAAACAGTATTTCTATCTAAAGCTAATCTTATCGCATCTTCATCAATTTGTAAAAGTCTTTCTTTTGCTTTTTGCTCATCAGTTAAACTTTCTGTTAAATCTTCTAAAGTGGCAATATCCATTCTTATTTGTTCAGTTTCTGTAAGAAGTTTATTTAATTTTACAAGCTGATCTTTGGTTAGAATTTCTACATCATAATTTTCTAACATATCACCATGATTTTGTTTTAATTCTCTTAGTGCATTTGTTCTATCTAAAGAACCTTGCACATGAGCTTGTGAAGAGTTTATGTCTTTTCTAATAGCATCATTTAATCTTTCTTGCATCAAAGCAGCCTCACCTACTTCATCACCATAAGACATTATAGCCTCTATTGCAGTAGCTAATATAACAACAAATATTCCTATCCCTGATCTCGTTAAAGCAACTTTAAAAGCATTTGTTGCGGCTGTAGCTGAAACAGTTGCAGATGTATATAAACCCATGTTTATTGCTAAAGCACGAATACCTAATCCAACTGGTTTTAATAATACTCTGTAAGCAATAGTTGCGGCTTTCATGCCACCAAAAACTATAATATAGTTTCTAAATGCTAAAACAATAGTGTTTACAGCAAGTCTAAGATTTGATAAAGTAGCATCACTTTGCGATAACTCTTGAACCCAACCAGTTAATTCATCTATAGAGTTTCTAAGCGAAACATTAAAAGTTTCTCCAATAGCAATACCTAATCCTTCTGTAGCAGATTTTAAAAGTGTAAAATCACCTTCAAGAGTATTAAGTCTAATTGCTGCCATTTTTGCAATAGAACCTTCAGCTTTATTTAGTGTATCTAGCGAACCTTCTAAGCCATCTATATTTTCTAGTAAAGTTAGAAAAGCTGGGGCTGATCTTTTATCTAATAATTCAGTAGCTTCAGTAACACCAAAGGTTTCATCTTTTAATCCTTTTAGTGCTTCAATAAGCTGTGGCAATCCTTGTACAGTACCACCTAATTTTTTGTTTAATTTTGAGTTAGCATCACCTAATCTTAAAAATATGTTTTTTAAAGCGTTACCTGCTAAAGAACCTGACAAACCATTGTTCGCTAAAATTGCTAATTGTGCAGATGTTTCTTCTATTGTAAATCCAGCAGCCCTTGCTACAGGAGCTACAAATTTCATTGATTGTGTAAACCTTTCTAAGTTTAATGCAGAACTTGTAAAAGCAGCACCCATAATATCAACTACCCTACCTGTTTGACTTGCCTCAATACCAAAAGCTCTTAAAACAGAACCAGCAGTTTCAGCAGAAGATTTAAGAGATTCACCTGTACCAGCAGCTAGAGCAAGAGTACCATTTTGTGCTGCTAATATTTCTTCAGTTGTAAAACCTAATCGTGCATACTCTTCTTGTAGTTGTCCTACTTGTGTTGCAGTAAATACTGTACTTGCTCCTAATTGTCTTGCCGAATCTTCTAGTTTTTTAAACTCTGCATCTGTAGCACCAGTTATCGCTTTTACAGCAGCCATTTGTGATTCAAAATCAGCAAAAGTTTTTACAACACCACGAATACCACCTATTATAGCTCTAAACGCAAAAGCAGAAACAATAGCTATACTGGCAGAACGAAAAATGCCAATCATTTTATTCCCAGTTTTATTTAAAGTTTTAGCACTTCCATTTAAGCCTGCAATACCATCTTTGTTTTTAGCAACCGATTTAGTTAAACCATCAATCTTGCCTGTTAATGCAGCATAAGCTGCTGTTTGAATTTTTAATCCTTTCAGGTTTGCTTTAGCTAACGCAAGTTTTTTGTTTAACTCATCTAATTGTTTTAGATTAGCTTTAAACTCATAAAGTGTTGTTGTATTAGCCATTAGTATGATTTTTTAGGTTTCGGTTTTTTAACTATCTTTTTCTTTTTTTTTGCCATTTTAGTATTCGTTATTTTCGCTATTTGTGTTATAAATATTTTCTATCTCATCAGCCTCTAAATATAATTTTCTTATATCTTCATCATCAGTGTAAACTACATGACAAATACTGCCATCATCTTCCTCAACAATAAGTTCTCCACCATAAAGTTCTAGTTCTCCTGATCTATTAAAACGTAAGGCATCATCAATTTTTTCTAAGTTTGTTTTCTCTCTTACTAAAGGAGTTTCTTTACCAGAACGCTGCTTTAATTCGCTTTTTCTAAGTGTTAATTGTCCTTCAGGTTGTGCTATTTTGTTTTGTATTAAACTAGGAGTGGCATAATTACTATCATATCTCCATTCAATTAATTCTACACTAGTTAGTTGTTTTACTCCTGGCTTAAAATCTTTTATTTTATGTACAGTCCAATAAGTAGAAACATTATCTATTTTTAAATGAACAATATCTCTATAATCAAATAAATTAATATCTACAGGACTTAAAGCTATATTACAAGTTCTTATAGCTGCACCACCACTTATTTTGTTATAAGAATTTTTCCAATACTTTGTAAATAATCCAGGACTTACGTTACCATGTCCGTCATCAAAATCATTCCAAGATAAATTGTAATCATCAATAGCTATGCCTTTTTGCCAACCGTTAATCCAATCTAAATATGGATATTCAAATAAAGGAACATTTTGTCCACTTTCTTTTTTATAAACATATCTTGCACAATCAGTTTTGCCATAATAATTTAATATTCTTATACCTGCTTTTGGCAACCTTTTGTAAGGTGGTCTTTGGAATCCATTAATATGTCCACCATCTTCAGTCCAAATAACTGGCATCAAAGGATTGTTTGAGTTTGTAACAGGATTTGTCCAAGTTAAATCACCCCAAGCATAAGCGTTAGGAGCTACCGGATGATTACTACCTTGTTGTAGTGGATTTGGTTGTAATCCATAATTATTAAATCTATAAGTTGAATGAAATACTGTAGTTCCTAATTCTAAAGTTTCTTTTTTAAATCTTTGTAAATTTATAATTTCATAAGATTTATACTCATCTAAATTATTATCTTCTCTCCAAGCCGCTAAACTTTCTATACCATTATCTCCACTATCTACTTTGTATTTAAACTTTACATTTTGTGCTAAATCTTTTGCTATAAATTTATCAGTCCAAGATGTTCTGTCTAATTTATTTGTCCAATCTACAACTTTACCAGAACCAAAAAAAGAATTGTAAGGTTCACATTTTACTGTTTTAGTTTCTTTATCTGCTATCCACTGTAAATTAAATAATTCAGTAATTCCTTTTAAATAAGTTTTTTGATCAGTACAAGGTAAAACTCTTGTTAAGTTTACATCTACCTCTGGAGCAGTTGATGAAAACACAGGAAATATATCAAAAGTTAAATCTGAATGATCACACCACATACTGTAAAATGCCGAATAATTTCTTACTGTTATCTTTACAGATATATTATCATTTGCATTTAAATTATGTATAGCGTTGTCGGTAACACTTAACCCATCACCAATACCTGATTCGCCCACATCTCTTTGTCCTCCTAGATAGCTATGTCCTTGCCTAGACATACTTTGTCCATTCCTTAAAACTTCTAATCTAATATGGCATAAGCTAGTTGCTCTAAAATCTTGTGCTACGTATAATGTGCCACTTATACTAATATCATAATTAGATGTAAAAGGCACTACATAACCTAAGTGAACTGTATTTGTGCTAAAATTATTTCCATTATCAAAACCTTCAACTATAGCTGGAAAAGTATATCTTGTAGTATAAAAGTTTAAACCAGAGGGTGGACACTTACCTCCTGAATCAAAATTACCACCGCAAGTAGTTTTATTAAATAATGCAAGAGAACAGCTATGTCCTCCATCTACATCATACAAATCATTCTCCATGTAATCTTCACCTGAAGTATAAGGTATAACTAACTTTTTAAAAGTTTCTGATTCAATAAATTCACTATCTAAAACGTAACCAATATCTTCAAATATTTGATGAGTTACTTTATATGCAAAAATAGCAGGATGAAAGTCATTATTATTTTTTATATATTGTTCGTTTGGATTTACACTAGGTGCGTTCCATTCACCATAATTTATTAACCCATAAATATGACTATCTGTGTCTGCAGTATTATCCCATGAACTAACTATGTTATTATGATTTTTTTTGTTTTCTGTAGAAAAAGCAAGTTCACATATTTTTTTATTGTCTAATAAATTAGCCCAATCTATAGAATCAGAAACTATATGGCAAGAGAAAAAACCACCTTTCCCTGTAATTCCTTTTTCAACTCTAATTAATCCTTTAAAAATTACAACGCTATCTACAGAAACTCTACATGGCTGCCAATTTATATGTACTCTCTCCGAACCTACAGCTAACATAGGATCTAATACCCTACAATTATGTTTGTTAGCAGGTATTGTAAATGTTTTACTAAAAGCTGCATTTTGTTTTGTTAAATCATTTAAATTATTTATTTGAAAAGTTAAAGCTAAAGGAATAGTATTGTTTTTTAAAATATCTAAAAAATTCCATTCTATGTCATCAATATTATATGTGTTTGTAATAAAATTAGGAACTGCTCTGTTTTGAAATTCTGTGTCTTTTCTTGTTATTTTAATATAATCAACAGTACATCTTGCAGGAGCTCTTCTATCTATTGCTTTCGCATTTATTAAATTTACAGAACCATTACTAGAATGA